ATTATTGTGTTAAGTTTGCTGAAGATCGTGGATATAAAGTTCAGAAAAAAATTGAAAAAGTACAACCACAAGAGATAGAAACATACCATTTAGACTTACCATTAAAACCAAGAGACTACCAATTAAACACGTTTAGAACTTGTATTAACGCTCAGAGACGACTTATATTGTCACCCACGGCTAGTGGTAAGAGTTTAGTAATTTATATGTTGACACAGCACTATAAACAGGATAAAGTATTAATAGTTGTTCCTACAACAAGTTTAGTATATCAAATGAAAACAGATTTTGAAAGTTATAATTGTAAAGAAGGTATCCATACTATAATGAGTGGTAAGGAAAAGACAACAGATGATAGATTAGTTATTAGTACTTGGCAATCAATATACAAAATGGATCCAAACTACTTTGATCAGTTTGATGTAGTTATTGGAGATGAAGCACATTTATATAAAGCAAAAAGTTTAACTAAGATAATGGAGAAGTTGAAGAATACAAAATATAGATTTGGATTTACAGGAACCTTAGATGGATCACAAACACATAAGTTAGTATTGGAAGGTTTATTTGGTCCTGTGTATCAACCTGTTACAACTAAGAAACTTATAGATGATAAACACTTAGCTGACTTCTTAATTAAATGTATTACATTAAAGTATCCTGATCAGATATGTAAGCAAGCAAAAGATTATAAGTACCAAGACGAGATAGATTTTATTACAAAACATGAACCACGAAATAAATTTTTAAGCAAACTATCGATTGCTCAAGAAGGAAATACTTTAGTATTGTTTCATCTTATAGATCACGGCAAGACAATACACGATTTAATATTAACACAGAAAGAAAAAGATAGAAAACTATTTTTTGTATATGGAGGAACTGATGCCGAAACTAGAGAACAAATTAGAGCAATCGCAGAGAC